TTGACGAGCGGGTGGTCAGTGGTACACAGAACCTTGCCATCGCCGTAGGTAGTACCAGCGAATGCGCCGTTCAGAATTGCAGCACCCTTAACCTGCTTGGTATACGCCATAGCCCGTGCGAGAGCCTTCGTATAACGAGACGACAGTGAGTCGTACAGGTTATCTTCAATGGCTTCCTCAGTAATGGCAAAGCCCATTGCAATGGTCTCGTGGGTATAGCGTGCACTCCATGCTTCCTGCGCATTGTCATATTCGATGGACGAACCTTCGTTTTTGACAGGTGCTGCTTGGAAACCGGACAGCTTCGTTTCTTCCTCGAAAGAGCGGTCTGAAGATTCTGTGTCAAAAATCTCCTTATGCTCTTCACCGTACTTCTTGTACTCCAGACCGAATAGAGCGTTAAGCCCCGGCAACAGTTCCTTGAGTAGTTGTGCGCGTGAAATAGCCATACTAATCTACTCCTTAAATGCCAACGGCGGTGTTGTAGGCGTGGTAGCCGGGGTTGAATTTAACAAACACATCGGGGAAAGCATCGTCTGTAGCTGACGCGAAACCCATAAGTTTAAATGCACCTGTGGTTTGTTGAACCGTTGCGTCAACCGCCATCGTGGAATTACCCGTTGAGGTGCTTCCTGAGGTGGTTGCGTGCTGGCCTGCTGCAAATGCAACAACAGAAAAAACATCATCCTGTCCAGATACAGCGTCAAGCTGGCATTGAAAAATCACATTGGGATCATCAACAATCTTACACTTCACAACACCAGTGGTACCGGTTGGGTAATACTGTGAATGAATAGATTGCCCTTCTGTGTTGATATATTCACAACCAACAAAGACGCCCAGTGCCGTTAGAGATGAACCACCAAGGTTATTGGTCGTCAAATCTTTCCCGGTGCCAAGTGCCAGTGAGATATATCCTGTTGCGAGAGTCTTAACAACCGACCCGTAAAAAATGTTCTCTGCTATTCCAGCAGGGTCAATGAGATAAGTTGATGTTGCGCCTGAGTACGCCATACCATCAGCTCGTTTTACGGGCCGTAGCCCGTAGGGAGTAGCTGTAGTAGCCATGTTTAGCTCCTGTTAATTTCCAGTCCCGAATTTGACTTCCGTCTTTCGCTCATTAAACAGCGGCATACGAGCGTCATTTTCGCGCATTAAGTTGTTGTCTACGGATGACATTTGCGAGTCCGCCTGATTCTTGTAATAGGCATTACGCTCATCCAACATTTCCGTAGGAGCTTTGCACAGCATCAAACCACCAATCACGATATTGTCCTTAAAGCGCTCTTGCTCAATGGACACTAATGTAATTTCTGGGTGGTCTATGGCCCTCACAGGCTCCCAGCCTTCACGAAGTTTTGAGGATACATTTGTGGCATCAACTTGACCCAACGAGCTTACGCGAACCCAACGAAAACTGTACCCCTCTTCAGGGTTGGGACTGGGTAGGGTTTCAGGCGGAGTCCACGCCTTTTTCCTCACAGTCGTTTCGCGGGTTGAATTATCTCGCTTTTCTCTTAATTCAGCCATTCCCTTTCCTCATCTCTTCAGCAACCTGTTTGGCGTATACTTCGATGGGTAATCCCAACCTTTTTGCAAGAGCGACCTGTGTCTTAGTCAACTTCACCTTCTTCGGTGCGGGTGTCCGTGTAGCCGGAGCCACAACATTGGTGCTTCTTGATCTTACTTTTGATGCAGCGCCCGTGAAGTTATCAGGGAACACTGCTTGCATACGCGCATCTATCTGCGCGTAGTATTCATCACTGGCCGGATCAATCCCCAAGTCTTCCACAAGCTCGTTGTGATAGCCCAGAGCAAAGGCAGTCATACCTTTGTCTTGTCCAAACCATGTATTTTCTTCAGCCCATGATTTTACCTTTGGGTCCAACTGGGGCGGCCTAGCTGCTGGCTGTCGAGCCTGCGGCCTAGCTTCTACAGTCGTTTGTACATCACCCTCACCTTCTTGTCCAGTGGGAATCTTTATTTGTTTGAGTTTATCGGCGCGTATTGTTGCCGTAGTGAGGGATTCCTGCGCTTTAAGTAGCTTTTCGCCATCACCAGCATCGTAGGCGTCACGATACTCACGCTTTGCCGTGATGAGGTCACTTTCAATTTGCCGCTTGGCCTGCCTGTACAACGCCTCTTGGCTTTTGCCCATGTTACCTTTGAGCTTTTGATTGTCAGCCAATAGGTTGCGGGCTAGGTTTTCAAGCTCATTCTTCTCACGCTGGGCCTGTTCTTTCTCACGACGTTCATCGTGGTAACCTTTGCTGAAGTGCTTGATGCGGTTACGCACCTTCTCAGAGTAAACCTCAAGCTCCTCATCGGTAACGTCTTCAGGTGGGTCAGACCTCTTCCGGTTGCGGTCAGCCTCTGGGGTGTCATCAACAACCTCAATCTCAAGCTCGTGTTCCTCAATAGCCTTCTTGGCTACCGGTTTGTCCTTTTCAGGCTTCGGCTCAGCACCTACCTCTGTCATTGTAGTGTCTTCAACTACAATTTCAGTATTGTCGTCCTCATCGTCACCTTCTGGAAATTCAAATTCTACTTTCTGCATAGCCATAATATTATCCTCAGACGCGCTTAATGCCACTAGGGTCTTCAACTACCGCTTCAATGGAGTCATCATTAACGATCCGATACTCCTGAGCACCTACCTTAAATCTCGTACCAGAATTCATGCGCATGAGGATGTAATCCCCCACCTTGCACCACGGGCCTGTCGGGAACCTCTCTTTATCAGCGTAGGCTTGGTCTCCCATATCAAGAACCAAGCCTATCATCGACAGTATCGACTCATGGTGTATCGTCTGGGTTGTCTTGATCAAACCAGAACCACCGAAGGTCTGCACTACCTCTGGCATGGCCACTAACACGTGGTAGCCCACGGGTTTAGGTATCAGGGCCTCCTGTTCCTCTTCGTTAATAGGGATAGGTACTGCTGCTGTTGACTCACTCATCGTCTGCTTCCAGTTGTTTTCGCAAAAGGTCATGTAATTCACGCTTAGCGACCATCAGACCTCGTATCTGGCCACACTTGTCTCTATAGCTGGCATAATCGTCACACTTGCCGTCACCCACATAATCTCTGATCACAGCTATCTCAATCTCATATTTCTCATCGAGAACGTCAAATACCGTTTTCATCTACTACTCGCTTGGTGGTTTCCCGCCAGTGCCGCTATTCTGTGCGCTCATTAGTGCTTTGAGCGATTCAATGCTTGTGCGGGCATCTAACTCAGCCCGTTCGTTTTCTAGCTGTACGTCAGCTCGCTTGGCTTCTACTTCAGTTGCCCTGCGATCCTGAGCCACCTCTTCCAGCTTCAGCTCGGCGTCAACGACATCCTTTGCCCGTTTACGTTGCTGGTCATCTGTACGTAGCTGGACTTCAGCTTGGTCTTTACTTGTTTTACGCTCAACTTCCATACGCTTGGTCTTCTCAGACTCGCGTTCCAACTGGAGGTTGGGGTCTTCTTCTGCGGCCTGTGCCTTCTTCTGCGCGGCCTGTTTCTGGTTTTGCGCGGTGAGCTGTTTGGCTGCGTCAGAGACGGCACGCGATAGCATGACCTCCACTTCTTCAGGCAACCTCTCGCCGGGGGGTGGTAGAGAAACACCCAGCTTCTCTTCTATCTTGATACGGTAGGAGAACCCAAGATGCTCGGCTACGTGAGCATGTAAGCTGGCCATAATCTGCTTGGCTTTGGGGTTCTGCCCGATCATCTCAGCAATCATCGGGTCTTGCATAAACGACATATGCGCAGCGATATGGGCATCGCTATCTTGGTACAGGAATGCCTTCATGGGCGTACCCACCAGCGCACCCATATTCTCAGAAATCGGGTCTTTAGGCGGAGCATCCTCAGATGCTGGAACCAGCTTATCAGCGTTCTTGACGCCCAATACTTCAATCATCTGTCGGTGAAGGAGGGGTAAATCGTAAATATCAGGCGATTGCTCTGCCATTTGAAGCACAGCCTGATACTGCACGACTCTCTGTGCCATCGTTGAGCTGTTAGGGTCAGATACTGGAATAACACTGACCAGCGCATAATCACCACGTTTGGCCCGCATATCACCAGTCGCTGGCTCATATGTGTACTCCAGAGGGGCGTTTTCGCTAATAATAGTCTTGAGGAGGATAAACTCCTGCTTCATTGCGTAGTGGATGCGAGCGTGAATAGCCGCCATCGGCTTCAGTTGCCGCTCTAACAGGGCCAGTGTGGTACCAACAGGAGCATTGGCACTCATATCCGAGATGTCCATGTCTGCTATAGCACCTAATCGGCGGCCATCGGCGGTAATCTTGTCCAGCAGGGCTACCAGCGTGGCACTAGGCTCTCCGTAAGGTAAGGGCAGCAGGTGATCCTTGATCGAACCGCTAGGCACGTCCACATCACGCCATTCTCCCGGCGCTATAGGCGTATCATCACCTTTCTGGCGCAAATCACGGGATTTTAGACCTCCCGGCAGATTACTAAGCGTACCAGCGTCCACCAACTGGCGAATCAGGCTGGTTCCGGCGCGAGCATACCCGCCAATGATGTTAATCAGGCCCAATCCATAGAAACCAAAGCCGGGAATGTAGTTATAATGGACAAAATGCTGGCGTTTTAGCTTGAGAGGATCATCTTCCATCCAGTTACGGCGTATAGCTAATACTTCACTTGAGCCGCGTTCAATGGTGATGACGTAAGGTTTAGCCAGACCGTCCTCATCGTCCACCCCATCAATACTGGTGAGTACATGAACCTCATACAGGCAGTGCCGGTTGTCATCGGCGAGGTCAAACCCAGCTTCTTCAGCTTTTTTCTCTTCAATGTCGGTATGAAACGCCTCAGGCTCGTCAAGATCAACGTCAGCGTAGAACCCACTTGCCTGCAACTTGGCAACTTCATTCTCAGTTTTACGCATGACGTGGGTAACGCGCTCTGCATGTTCAATGACCGTCGTGCCATAAGGCACAATCATA